GATGAATCATGGCGAATGTCATGGCCGGTGATGCGGAAGCGGCAGGGGCGATCGCGGGGATGCAGGACGTGTACGGCCGGACGCTGCCGGATCGCGGTCAGGCGATTCGCGGCGTTACCAGCGGCAAGCGGTGGAGCGGCATGTGTGCCCACTCGGATCAGATCCGCGTGATCGTGGAGATCGAGCCGGATGTGTTCCTCACCGTCTCGCCGGCGGACATCGAGATCGAATGAAAAGGACGGGCCGGGGCAGGACGCCACCGGCCAGGAGCCCGCGGAGCGGGTGTGACAGGGACGGCGACCGTCGGCGGTGGAACCGCCGACGGGTCCACGGAGGGGCGGCATGGCAGGCGAGGGCGTGATCCACGTTCAGCGGACGTTCTGGCGGATGCCAGCGCGTCGTGCTGCCGCCGGATCACGCAGGCCCGCCGTGCGGCTCTGCCGAAAGAAGAAACAGAAGCACCCGGAGACGAGGGGTGCAAAGCGGGTGCGGATTCACCAGATGGTGCGTCCACACATCGTCCGGTGGGTGCGAGAAGTCCGGCGAGTGCAGGCGATGGGGAAGCACACGGCCGACGTGTACGCCAACCCGATGCAGGCCGGTGGCCGGTCGAAGAACGGGGACGACTACGTCGAGGCGGCGCTCAAGGGCGATCCACGAATCCTCCTCGACTTCATCGTCTACGCGATGTGCGAGTACGCGAGGGTCGAGGGCGAGATCAGGAAGTCAATGGAGCCGCCGGCGACGACGGCTCTGCCGGGGACGGCCGAGAAGGTGCAGGAGATGGCACGACGCCAGGAGAGGTTCCTGGCGCTTCATTCAGACAAGGACGCCAAGAGGAGTTAGCGGAATGGCTCTCAAGATCGAAAGAGGCAAGCGACGGACACCGTCGCGGGTTGTGGTCGACGGCACGGAGGGCATTGGGAAATCCACGCTCGCCGCTGACTTCCCGTCGCCGGTGATTCTCGACACCGAGGAGGGCACGCATCACCTCGACGTGGCCCGCGTGTCGATCGGCTCGTGGGACGAGCTGCGAGCGGCCGTGGCCGAACTCGGCAGCAAGCCGAGCGAGTTCAAGACGGTCGTCATCGACTCGGCGGATTGGGCCGAGCGGCTGCTGACGGACCACGTCTGCGAGGAGCACCGGAAGAAGTCGATCGAAGACTTCGGCTTCGGCAAGGGATTCACGCACGTCGCCGAGGGCTTCGGCCGCCTGCTGACACAGTGCGATGGGCTGATCGCTATGGGGATGCACGTCGTCTTTGTGGCTCACGTCAAGGTCGTCCGCACGAGCCCGCCCGACATGACCGACGGCTACGACCGCTGGGAGTTGAAGCTGTCGAAGCAGGTCGCGCCGCTGCTCAAGGAATGGTGTGACGCTCTGCTGTTCTGCAACTACGAGACCCGAACCACGACCGGCACTGATGGCCGCGTCAAGGCGATCGGCGGCAAGAAGCGGGTGATCCACACCGAACGCTCTGCGGCGTTCGACGCAAAGAACCGCTACGGGTTGGAGCCGATCCTGCCGATGGCGATCGAGAGCCTCGCCCCGATTTTCGCCGAGCCGGCCAAGCGGCCCGGCTGGCGGGACCGCGTCGCGGCGGCGACGACCGTCGAGGAGCTGGGCCGGATCGGTGACGACGCCGACCAGGCGGTGAGCGACGGCAAGCTGACGCCGGAGCTGCGGGAGCGGCTCGACGCGGCGATCAACGAACGCCACGCCGCGATCGAAACGGAGGTGACGGCATGAGGCTCTATCGCGCAGACGTGTACCAGCAGGTCACCCCGCTCGGCGTGTTTGTGGATTTCAGCGACGCCGAGGCGGTGGACGTTCACGGCAAGTTGTACGCCCAGTGCGGCAACAGCCTGTACGGCGACAACGGGTGGCACGAGACGGAGGCCGCGGCACGAGAAGAGGCGGCGACGAAGGTCGGCCGGATGGCGGATCTGCTCGCCGACCAGGCGGCACGGATCAGGAGAGGAGGCCGCTGATGAGCGACGCGCTACCGATCGCCGCTCGGGTGTTGATGCAGGCCGAGCACGTGCGGGACCGCGTCCACGGCGTTCCGGTTCGCACCGCGCCCCCGGCTGACATGTCAGAGGACAAGGCTCGTGAGTACGGGCCGCTGCTCCTCGAGTACCTCCGGCTGGCGATTGCGGAGTGGCGTCGGCCCGGTGCGAGTGCGACGCCACAGAACTTGTCGCAAGCGTTGATGTCGGCGGAGCGGGCGATTGTCGAAGCAAACGACACGACGGAGGGCACATGAGCTACCGAGACGGGATCAGGCGGGATATCGAACTGAAGCGGCAGCGGGAGAAGTCGGCGCTACAGGAACGCCAGGTGCAGCGGATCTCGGACCTCGTGCCGTTCGCACGCACCGGGCAGATCAGCCCGGCGAAGTTTCTTGAGATCACGAGGGAGATTCTTGACGGTGACGCCGACCGGATCGTCCGTGTCGGGCACGAGATCAGGCCGGACATCCAGACAGGGGAGGGGCGATGAGGGTTACTTTCGACGACGGCTTCGTGCCGAACACGGGCAGCGGAGAGCGGGAGCTGATCCCCGACGGCGTCCACAACGTGACGATCCGAGACGTGAAAGTCGACGGGGCGAACGACACGCTGGTGCTCGCACCGAACGGTGCCTACCGGCTGCTCTATGTCGACATCAAGAACGACAAGAAGGGTCAGGCGAAAGCGGCCGCCTTGGCTGCTGCTCTCGGCATGTCGGCAGCGGAGTGGGCGGACTGCGGCCCGGCCGACCTCGTAGGGCAGGAGCTGCGGGTGGAGACTCGCCAGTGGCTCGGGGACGACACCAAGACTCGGGTAAACGTCGACAAGTTCCTGCCTATGGAACGTGCCGCGGCACCGGAGCCGAAGGCCGAACGCAAGCCGCAGACTTCGGCCGCGAAGGTGGCGGCGGCTCGAGGTGACGAGGCCGGCGGGGAGGACGACATCCCGTTCTGACGTTCATCCGGCCCGCCCTGGCCCCGCTGCATCATTCGGCGGATTGGGCTCGTCAGCCGGTAGAGCGAACGGACTTGCACGTGATCGCCGGCGACCGCTGGGCACCGCACTTTCCCGGATCGCAGCAGCGGCAACCACTCACGTGACAGGCACGGAGGCCGATCGACGCGGCCGGGGTGGGATGGGTTAGGGGACTTCTACACACAGAGGAGCGAATCGATGGCAGTCACTTATCTCGCAGACGTTGACGACCCCACTCTTAGCACCATTGCAGAGATGGTTCCGTCTCGCAATGTGGTCGAGGACTCTGGTGTCGTTGCGATTGTTGTTCGGTTTACGCCGTCTCTCGCGTCAGCGTTTCTCGATCGCAACACGAAGAACCGCGGGATGTCGAAGCAGAACCGATCCAAGATCGGCATTGCGATGCAGGGCGGATACTTCGATCTCAACGGAGAGACGATCAAGATCGGGAAGTCTGGCAGGCTGCTCGACGGGCAGCACCGGCTCGAAGAGTGCGTCCGAACCGGATGTGATTTCGAATCGGTGGTCGTCTTTGGCCTCGATGACTCGGTGTTTGACACCGTGGATCAGGGGAAAGCACGTGCGATCTCTGACGTTCTTGCGATCAACGGCGAAGTCAACACGAGGACGCTGGCAGCGACGGCCAATTCGCTCTACCAGTTCGCTTGCTTTGACGGTGCCAACGTCGTCGGCAAGTCAAACAAATCGTTCAATTCTCGCGTCTGCCAGCGGGTCATCGATAGCCACTCCGGGCTTCGGCGGAGCGTGATGGCCGTCGGGGGCTGCCGGCTTCTCGGCAATGCCGTCGGGGCTTTCCTTCACTACGTGTTCTCGCTTTCTGATCCCCGCCTCGCCGACGAGTTCGTGGACGTGATGAAGAACGGAACGATGTCTGTCGGCCGTCCGTTCAACGTCTTTCGCGAGTGGGTCATCAACAGCAACATCCCGGTCAGCAGCATGGTGTCCGGCTACACGGCCAGGGCCGTGAAAGCGTTCAACGCAGAGAAGACCGGCGGCAATCCGAAGCTCCTCAAGTTCATTGATGGCGAGACGTTCCCGCGGGTTGTTGGCCTGGACTACGACAAGCTTTCTGCGTCCGTGAAGTAGGAGTGACTGATGGCACGCCTTCGCATCATCGAGATCATCGGCGGGCCGCTCGACGGGCGGCGGATCATGTGGGATGCCGAGATCGAGTGCATGGCGTGGACGGACGGATCGCGGCTGTATCAACACGCCATCGATGAGGTGTGGACGGGGAAACGAATGCGGAAGGTGTTACGGCACGTGTAGACGGTGCCGATGCCGAAGCGAGACAAGTAACCCGGCGGCGGGCGGGACTAACCCAAACCCCGAACCAATTCGGGGCTCGGGCCGGTCGCGGAAAAACCGCCCGCCGTCGGGGTTTTCAAGGAGGGGACGCATGGAAGAGGCGAAGACGTGCCGGCGGTGCGGCGAGACGAAGCCGCTGGCTGGGTTCTCAATCAACCGACGATCCAAGGACGGGCGCACCGCCTGGTGCAGATCGTGCACGTCGGCGTACACCGCCGAGCGACGCCGGGTCGCTCGCACGATGCTCCGCGGTGTGCAGCGGGGCAGCCACCGGGATCTGCTCGTCGAGACGCTCACCGCCAGGCGGGACGACTACATCTCGATGCTCTCGGCCGCCGTCGACCGGTGGCGAGCGTCGGACGATCCGGAGGACCGGGCCGGGGCGAAAGACGCCGTGCTGTTTCGCTGCCGGCAGCTCGTCGAGGCGGAAGGGTTGGTGGTGGCATGAGCAACATCACGGTCCATCTCGACAACACCATCGACGGCTACCGTCGGTTTATCGCCATCAAGCAGCTACCTCGATACGAGATTCACGGCCGCACTGCGATTATCCCCGGCGAGTACGCATCTCTGATTGGCGGGGAGTCGCCTGCCGCAGTTGCAGTCGACTACAAGCCGAAGCGTGGTCTATTCGACTACCAGCGGGAGATCGTGCGTACGGCGATCCGAAAGCGGAAGTTTGCAATCTTCGCCGACTGCGGTCTCGGGAAGACGTTGATGCTCCTCGAGTTCGCTCGGCACGTTCGTGCCGCGGAGCCGGACAAGCCGACTCTCATCGTTTCGCCATTGATGGTGGTGGCACAAACGATTGCGGAGGCGAAGAAGTTCTACGGCTCAAAGCTGCCGATTGAGCAGGTTGCGGCCAAGGATCTTGCCGAGTGGCTCCGTCGTCCTGGCGGCCGTCTCGGGATCACGAACTATGACGCCCTGCGGGACGACACGCCGGATGGCGATTTGGCCGGGCTGATCCTCGACGAATCGTCGATGCTCAAGAGCCACTACGGGAAGTGGGGACAGGTTTGTTTGCGGCTCGGTTCTGGCGTGCCGTGGAAACTGGCTCTTACTGGCACGCCGGCCCCGAATGATCGGATCGAATACGCGAATCACGCTGTATTCCTCGATGCGTTCCCCAACGTCAACGCTTTTCTCGCTCGGTTCTTCGTGAACCGTGGCCAGACGAACGAGCGATGGGAACTCAAGCCGCACGCCTTGCGGCCGTTCTATCGCGCGTTGTCTCACTGGTGCGTTTTCTTGACCGATCCCAGCACCTACGGATGGAAAGACAACGTTTCGACCATTCCGCCGATCCACGTCCACATTCACGACGTGGACCTGTCTGCGGAGCAGGAAAAAGCCATCCAAGGCGAGACGGGGCAGTTGTTCGTGACAAACCTCGGAGGAATCACAAGCCGGGCGAAGTTGTCGCGGATGGCGAAGTGTGACCGCACGACGAAGCCGGCGTTCATCCGCGACATGATCGCCTCGTGGCCGGACGAGTCAACGCTTGTGTGGTGCAAATACAACGACGAGCAGGACATGCTCGCCGAGACGATCCCCGGTGCCGCGAGCATCGACGGATCGACGCCACCGGAAGAACGCCAGCGGATCGTGGACGACTTTAAGGCAGGCCGCGTTCGCGTCTTGATCTCAAAGCCGAAGATTCTCGGGTTCGGATTGAACCTGCAAATATGCACGAGGCAGGTGTTTTCCGGTCTTCAGGACTCCTACGAGGAGTATTACCAGGCTGTGAAACGATCCAACCGCGTTGGATCGACGCGACCGCTAAACGTTCACATCCCCATTACGGACGTTGAACGCCCGATGGTGGAAAACGTGTTGAGGAAAGCACGTCGAGTAGATGCTGACACCCGCGAGCAGGAGGCCATGTTTCGTGAATCTTCTAAGTGACAAGCAACAATACGCCGTTCATCATGGCGACTGCATCCCGCACATGCTCGAGGTGATGCCGGCCGCCAGCGTGGATTTTTCGGTGTTTTCACCGCCGTTTCCGAGCCTGTTCTCGTACACGTCCAAAGCCGAGGACATCGGGAACAGCGAGGATCTCCGCGGGGAAGCCAAGCTGCACCTCGGGTGGTTCTACGCCGGCCTGCGTCGCGTGCTGAAGCCAGGGCGAGCGTGCATCGTCCACGTGATGCAGATTCCGCGGCTAAAGCGAAGCGGAGAAGTCGGGCTGCACGACTACCGCGGGATCAATATCCGCATGGGTGAGCGTGCCGGCTTGGTCTACGAGTACGACTGGGCGATCCGCAAGAATCCGCAGGCACAGGCGATCCGCACCAAGAGCCGCGAGTTGCAGTTCTCCGGTCTGGAGTCGGATCGCGCCCGGCAGCGTGGTGCTCTTGCTGACTACCTCATCAAGTTTCGTGCCCCTGGCGACAACTCAATTGCCGTCGATTCAGAGGGCGAAGTTTCTCGAAACGAGTGGATCGATTGGGCCGAGTGCTGCTGGGGAGACATCAAGGAAACGGACACGCTGAACGTCCGCGAGGCCCGTTCGGAGGAGGACACGCGGCACATCTGCCCGCTCCAGCTCGGCGTGATTGATCGCGTTGTGAGGCTCTACACGAATCCTGGGGAGCTGGTGTTCTCTCCTTTCACCGGCATCGGCTCCGAGGGCTACGTGTCGCTCCAGCGTGGCCGGCGGTTCTACGGTTGCGAGCTCAAGCCGGAGTACCACGCTCAGGCCATGAAGAATCTCGCCAAGGCCCGCAAGGTTCACGAGCAGAACAGCAAGACTCTCTTCGATGCGGTGACGGCATGAAGTACCAAGGCCAGCACTACATCGACTTCGACGCACCGGCACAGCGGCACTCGGCGACGAGCGTGGCGGCGGCGAAGTCGCAGACGAAGTCCAAGAAGGACGGCGACAAGCAGACGATCATCGCCGCCCTCGAGAGGCACGGCCCGCTCACCGACGAGCAGATCGTCGAGCGGACCGGCATCGGGGCGAATACGGTGCGGCCGCGGCGGGTGGAGCTGGTGCGAGAAGGGCTCGTCCAGGCGGTGGGCGAGGGGCGGACGGCGAGTGGGAAGCGGGCGGTGACTTGGGGGAGGGTGTGATGGGGAGCGATGCAACAATCACGGAGGATCGCGTGAAAGTAACAATCACGAAGCACGGCAACAGCCGTCCGACGGTCATCGCAAAGATCATCGTCGGCGACCGATACCGAAAGGATCTAGGCGACCTCGAGCCGCTGAAGGCATCGATTGCCGAAATCGGCCTGCTGCATCCGGTCGTTA